TCCGGTGGGCTTCTGGAATGGCGGTCAAGGCGCGGTTGACGGTTTTCAGTGTGCATTCGGAACGGGTAATATCTCTACTGGCAACATCAAACTGTACGGTTTGAGGCCGGCGCTGTAGCTCGGCCGGGAGATCCGGCAAAATGGAGGACTATTATGGGCGTTACAGATGGAACGTGGGTACCGACCCTGATCGGATCGACCAACCCGGGCACCCCGACCTACGCGTCACAGGTCGGCCAGTGGTCGCGCATCGGCGACTTGGTGACTGTGTGGTTTCGGGTGCAATTGCTAGCTCCGGACGCTGCGGCTGCAGGCGTGGCAGTGATTGCCGGCCTGCCGTTTGCTCCGATCACCGGACCCGGGCAGGGCTATATTGGGGCGGCAGGGCCGTTCTCCCTCGTGTCGCACACGGCGGGGTATGATCAGTTCGGGGTTCACATCAAGGACACGATGGGCGTCACCGTGCAGGAGTTCGGCGACAACGTCATCGTGAGCAACATGCCGGTCGGCAACGTCCGCGCGAACGCCATCCTGGGCGGGTCGATCACCTATCGGACGGACGCGTCGTAGCGGTGGCGGGAGTCGGTCGGAGGGCATTCCGTCGTCCGGCTCCCTGGAGGTTGACCGCAAGTCGCGTGTCTTGTATGACATAGACCGCGAACAACGTCAACAACAGGAAGTCCGACATGGAAAAGCCGAAACCGTGGTACGTGCCCGACACGCAGGGTTTCCTTGCAGTCGCGATTATCGTCATCATATCGGCGATCATACTGATTTTGCTGCTGCACCCTCTGCAAATCACTGACACGGTCAACGGCGTGCTGATGACCCTTATCGGGGTGCTGGCTGCGGAACTGAAGGACGTATACGCGTTCTATTTTAATTCGACCAGCAGCAGCAAAACCAAGGATGAAACGATCAAGACCATGGCTGCCACGGTGCCGGAAGCCCTGAAGGCCGCCCCGGCTGTTGAGACGCCGGCCGAACCCGCGAAGCCGGACCCGCTCGCGTTCCTGCCCCGGAAGCCCACGGCATAAATCCGTGTTGATGCCTTGGGAGACGCCGCCCGTACAGACCAAAGAGGACGTACGGGCGAAGCTCCGCGACTTCGATTTTTACCGGGAAAAGTTCTTGCGTATCCGGCCGCGCGAGGGAGGCGAACGCATTCCGTTCGTGCTCAACGCTGCGCAGCGCGTCCTGCATGCTCGGCTGGAGGACGAAAAGAAGACCTTCGGCATGGTCCGCGCGCTCATTCCCAAGGCGCGGCGGATGGGCGTCAGCACGTACGTAGGTGGTCGGTTTTTTCACCAGACTGCCACCATGTTCGGCCGCCGCGCGCAAGTCGTAGCTCACCGCACGGACAGCGCCGGCAACCTGCATCGCGAGATCAAGGAATTTTGCGCAGGCTTGCCACTGCCGCTGCGGCCCTCGGTCGGCGCGACGAATGCGCGCGAGCTGATCTTTGACAAGCTGAAGTCGCTTTACAAAGTTGCTTCGGCCGAAGGCGGCGATATCGGCCGATCGGACGATTTCCACGCCCTGCACCTGTCGGAAGCCGGGTTCATGGACAACGTGGAAGACCTATCTTCCGGTTTGCTGCAGACCGTACAGGATCTGCCAGGTACAGAGGAAGTGCTGGAGAGCACCGGGAACGGCCAATCCGGAATGTTTTATTCCATGTGTGAACAGGCGCACCGCGAGCAGAACAAGGGGCTGTGGCGGCTGCACTTCCTCGCGTGGCCGATCATGCCGGAGTACCGCGCGGAGGTGCCGTTCGCGTGGAAGGCGCCGCAAGAGTTCGAAGAATACGCCCGGATGCACGGGCTTGACCGTGAGCAACTGTACTGGTTTTGGACCAAGAACTACACGCTCGCATCGATGAACGGCGGGCAGCCGGAGCGGATACACCGTCTCACGCGGCAGGAGTACCCGGCTATCTATAGCGAATGCTTCATGGCCGATAGCACGCTGGATTTCTTCGCGGCGTCGCTGGTGTCCGCGGCGATGACGCGCAAACCGAACCCGTCCGCCGGGGCGCTGAAGCTGCTGTGCGTCGACCCGGCCGGCGACGGCCAGGACAAGCCGTTCGTCTGCGATCGACAGGGCTCCGCGATCGGCGCCCGCGTCTGGGGCGAACTGACGAACCGCGACTACAACGTACAGGCCGACTGGCTGGTGCAGACATTCGATCGTTTTGGGATGGATGCGATCTTGATCGACGTGACGGGCATCGGCAAGGGCTTGGTGGACGCCACGCGGCTCCGGATGCGAATGCGCGGCCCTGAAAAAGTCGTAGCGGTTAACTTCGCGCACGGCGCATTGAATGAAGTGCTGTACGGTAATCGTCGTGCGGAGCTGCACGACAAGCTGCAGCGCTGGTTTCAAAGCGACGTATCCATGCCGAATGACAAGCTCGCGCAGGAGGAAGGGGCGGCGTACAAGTGGGGGCAGAGTGAGTGCCGGCGCGACGAGAAAATGCGGCTGTTTATGACGCCAAAAGAAAAAATCAAGGCGAAGATCGGCCGTTCGCCGGATCGGTGGGACGCGTGCGCGGTGTCTATGGCTATCGACGGGTGAACAGCGGCCCGCGCGTTCTCTCGTACGCCCGGATCAATTCGTCCACAATGTTCTGCATAGCGTAGGCCTCAAATTCCGACGACGGGTGCTCTTCGCCGATGCCTTCGCGCACGTCCCGCCACACATGCATGGCCTCGTGCACCAGCAATCCTACAGTCGCACGCGGCGAACGGTCGCCCACGGTAACGATGCACGTACGCGTTTTGTGCTTGGTGCTCTGGAATAGCGTCGTGTTGGCGGCGTTGGTCGGGTACGGCCCAAGATCCCGCTTGCTTTTCTTTGCGAGCGTATTCCATGCCTTGGCGCTCGGGCAAAATCCGTAGTCGTGCGGAAGGTTCATGAAGTGCGGGCACCAGACCATTTTGTGTCGGGTCAAAACGTACCCCTCCGCGCATGCGTTGACATGTGCTCGTGCTTACAGTATGACAGCCGGGGTATCAACCTGAAACGTACTGAAAGGCACACAAATGGATGACGCGCTTACTGATTTCACGGAGGCTTCTGGTTTGGTCGAAAGCTTGCGGCCAAAGCTGAAACGTGTTCGCAAGCCGGCCAAGCGGTCGAAGGTGCGCAAGGTCGCCAAGAAAGCGGCGAAGCGCGCCAAGCCGAAGCCGGCGAGGAAGGCTGCCGTCACGCTGCGGCCGGAGCGTCTGGACCTGCGCCTGACGAAGGCCGAGAAGTCGAAGCTGACCAAGAAGGCGGCGGAGACGCGGCGTACGGTCACCAGCATCATTCTGGAGCTGATTGAGAAGATGCGGTGAAAGAAAAAAGGCCCCGGATTTGAACCCGGGGCCTTCGTCGTGGTAGTGGATCGCAAGTTACAGGGCGCGTCTAATACTTGAAGCTTACACCAACCACGCCACGATTGCCAAGGCTTGCGCACGCGACTTGCCCGTTCCCGGGGCAGAAGGTCTGCGATCGCGGCTCATAGCCGGCCCAAGTGTCGACCACGACGTTATTCGACAACCGGGTCAGCATGCCGATGCCGAAGCCCGCCGAAATCGCCCAGATGTTCTTGCTGCCGTTGGCGGTGAATTGCGGCGTCATGTCGTGTTCTTCCAGACCGGCCCACAGGTAGGGAAGCGCAGTGCCGTTGGCGGTCACGCCATTCGGCAACAGCGGGAGCGATGGCAGGGCCAGGGACGTGCCGAAGGGATTGAACACGCTGTTGAGCGGCGAGCCGGCGCCGACGCGCTGGCGGAGTACCATGGGGCCACTGAGCGCGATGCCATTGGCAGATCCGTTGATGTTGTCGAAGCCGATGGAGCCCTCTGCGAACCAAAATGCGTCCTGGGCGAAGGGGCAGGTGTAGCCAATGATTGCATCCAGCTCGCCTTGAACGATCTGGGTACCGACTGCGGCCCCATTGACGGCGCCCGCGCTGCCGGCAGTGCCCGCACCGTAGTAGAAGCCGCAGCCGACCGGGTAGCCGGCGAGCAGCGGTCGCGCCTTGACCGGCGGCAGAGGGACGTCGGCTGCGTACGCGGTGCAGCCGGAAAAGAGGACGGCGAGCGCGAGAGAAAGTCGCTTGATCATGATCAAATCTCCGTGATTGGTGTCCGACCAGTCTACGCCCGCATGCCACGCCTATGGTGGCGCGGGGGCAACACGGAGCGGAAAACGCTATCCGGTACGGATGCGCCAGCCGTCTCCGGTGAACCGTCCTTTCGAGCCGCCCGCGGGGCCGGCGTTTTCGGTGTACTTGCCGTCAATGCCGTCTGTCTTGTTCGCGGGGTCCATGCCGGCGTACAGGCTCGCGAGTTGCTTGCGGTGCACCCTGCGGATGTGTTCGCCGACTGCGCGGGGCCGCGCCATCAGGATCGGGCGGTACGCTTTGCCGGTCTTGTCCGTACCGGCCACAAGGTCCGTGAATAGCCCTGTCAGATCGGGGTGTGAGATTTCCTTGTAGCCTCGATTGTGCGCGTCCGCGATCTCCTGCGGAATGCTGTTGATGATGCGGAACTCCCAGTCCGGGTACTTGTCGCGGTTCGGGATGAACAGCTTCAACGGGCGATCGAGCGTCAGGTTCGCAATGATCGCGTCCACGTCCTGGGGCTCGTTGAATGGCGACAGCCGTGCCATGGCGTCGCCGGCACCAGGGGCGGCGGGGATCTCGCCCGGCGGGTTCGGAATGAGATTGGGTGCGAGGCCGGAGGCGAACGGGTTGGCGGGTTCGGTCATAGCCGGGGGTCCTTGTTCGAAATCAGGAGGCGCATGAAGAATGACGGAACGAGGGACGTTGTTTCCTTTGCGCTCCGCAATTCGGGATGCACGCGCCAGTACAGTATGCCGGACTTATCTTTCGCATAGTCATCGAAAGCGGCTTTTGCTTCTTCGGCCCCTCCTACGCCGGACAAAACTACGTGCGGTTCGCCGGTAGGAGCAAGCGCCCTGTCAGTGTGGACGACGCGCAGGCCGAAGGGGCGTTCCATCTCTTCAGTGTCCATCCGCTCCATGGCCTACTTCTTTCCTTTGCGCTGATGCTGCGCGTAGTGGCTTTCGAGCGCGTTCACGATGAACTTTTCGCGCTGTTCTTTCTTGGCTGACGCCGGCACGAACTTGTCCGCCTGCCGCTTGATCTCGGCCTGCACTTCGCGCGGCGCATCGGCCATCTTCGCCCACGGTCCCGCCTTAGCGCGGGCGGCGGAGCGGCCGAGCGCGTCATTCTCACCAGGCGCGTCGCTACGCCGGGGCTTCTTTGCCGGCGGGTCCTTCGGATCTTCGTCGTCATCGTCCTTCGGATCTTCGTCGTCATCGTCCTTCGGGTCTTCGTCGTTCTGGGCCTTCGGCGGCGCGAATTTCTTGTCCACGGCCTTCACCAGCGCTTCGGCGAAGGCCGCCGCGGTGGGGAATTTCTTCGGGTCCATGGTCTTGCCCAGTTCGACAGTCAGGGCCGACCGTTCCGGGTCGACGCCGTACCATGCCTGCTTGTCCAGTTCGGCGACGATTTCCGCCTGCCCGAACGGCGGCGCCTTGGGGGCCGTGCTGACTTCCAGCGCGGCGATGTCCTTCGCGACCTTGCGTGCGGCTTCCGTGTCGCCGTTGGTCACGGCGGCGTCAAGCTGCGCCTGTAAGCCGGCCCGGGCTTGGTCGCGCATCATCGTGTTCAAATCGACCATTGAATGCGGCTCCTGTTAAAACCGCGACCCGTCGGGGCGCATGCGTTTTGGCGGAAACACCTCGTCTGCGTTTGGCGCGTTTCCGGCGTAAGTAGTACGCTCGCGGACAGTTTCCGCGTAAGGGTCAACAGGCGCTGGCGTTCCGGCGGCTTCGAAGTCCACCGTGCCTTCATCGCTCCATTCGTGCGTGTCCGGATCGGGCATGAACTCCGCCGGGATGACCTTGATCACGTCTTGGAAGGTGGACAGGTAACGCCACCCGCCGATCGCGTTGAGAAGGCCCTTGCCGGACTGGAACATGGTTCCGGCGCCCCAGCGTATCAGCACCCAGTCACCGATGCTCGCTTTCTGCCGAGACAGGCCGTCTGCGTCTTTGTACTGAAACGCCAGCGGCCCCATCTGCCGGATAATGCCGCACTGAACACCGTGCTCGCCCAGTGCGCGCGTCACGTCCGGTATCCACAGGCTTTTGATCTTGCTGGGCGGGTAAGGGATTTGGACGCCGATCAGATCGCGGCACGGCTCGCCTTTGTCGTGCGGGATGTCAAAACCGTAGATGCTCATTCTCTGTGTGCCCTCAGTGCCGTTTCAAATACGTTGCCAACGTGCTCCGTTCCGCTGGACAGCAGAACTTCGATATCATGGAAGGCCGCTGCCCGGCCCTGCGCCACCGGGTCCGCCGGGCTGCCCGCCAGAAAGCTGTGGATCACCTCCGCCTTCCGCAGGCGCAGGCACGCCAGAAGCGCCCGGGTTTCCGGGCTGCTGAGCCATTCCGTCAAAGCCGCTACCTGCATTTTGGGCGTCCTGCATGAGTTGCTGTATCGTCATTTCTAGCTGCGCCATCTGCAGCGTCGCAGCTTGTATGTCAACCATCCCACCGCCCGCGTCAACCATGTTCTTGAGCGCCTGGGTGAGCTGTACAGCAACGCCCGCCTTGGCCTTCATGCTCTCGCGCTGTTCCTTCATCAGGCCGAGCGCGCCCTTCATCTTTTCGTCAGGTGTTGCCTGCGGCGGCTGCGGCTGCCCGATCAGCTTTTCTGGCATTGGAAGCCGCATGACCCGCGCAAAACGAAGCTGGCACTCCCTGATTTCCCAAGGAACGCCCTCTGCGGCATCTTTTATCATTTCGTTGTAGACGCCCGCCTGCGCGCTGCGGTGCATCTCCGTCGCAAGCTGCGGGTCGGCCGTCACGGCGACGCCGTCTGCGTTGGATGCGGAAACGCCATCCGGCAGCATGTCGTACGCGTCCGCCATCTGGACGAACTCGCGAATTTCTTGCGTCAACGACGCGACCATGCGGCGGTGCACCGCGGACTGTACCTGCGTGCCGTTGTCGATCAGGCCCTTTGCCAGCGTCGCCGTCATGGAAGCCGGCGCGTTCTCCAGCAGGTTCAACGTGCCGGCGAGACGATCGCCAAGCGTTATCATTTTTTCGAGCACCTGTACGGAGCCTGGTGACACCGTTTTGGCCAGGAACGTCGCCAGCCTGTTGGCGAGGGGGCCGCCTTCGTTCAACCCCGGAATGATGTTGAGGCGATTGCCCTTCAATTCGAGCTTGTCAGGAGCGCCCCAGCCGCCACCGGCCAGGATACCGCCGTTCTGGCTTTCGCTCTTGGCGGTGTCGGAGATCGACGCCAGCAGGTCGTCAGCGGAGCCCTCGATACGGCGCAGCAGCTTGCCGAAGCCCATCGGAAAAAAGCCGCCCTTCGGATCGGGCAGGAAGCGATACGGATAAAACCGGCGGATGGGATTGAAGAACAGCGCATCCTTCGTATCGGTGACGGTCTTGCGGGACCAGCGCGGCACGATCTTGACGACTTCGGGAAAGTCGTCGCGCGAAATCGTCATCGTCCACGGCTCGTCTATGTCGTCGCCGTCCAGATCAAGCCAGATGTCTACCTCGTAAAATTCCTTCGGCGCCTGCGGGTCTTGCTCGTCAAAACGCGGCTCGTAGTCAACCCAGTGCTTGCGCTGAATTGAGCGCTCGATTTCGTACGGATAGCGTTCGAATTGGTGCGTGATGCGCGGGGCGCGCTCGATCGCGCGCACGTTGGCGTTGATAATAACGGAATTGGTGCCGACACTCGGTAGGAAGTGCGAATGAAACACCCGGTCCTGTTCGTCAAAACTGCGCTTGCGCCACGCCAGCCCGGTGACGGCCATGTGCACCACGAGCGGGTCCGTATCGAGCGTCCAATTCGGGTCCTTCGTGCGGAGCTGGCTGGATACCCACGACGCCAGCGCCTCCCCGCCGGGCTCGCTCGCCTTGGCAAGATCCGGCTCGCCCAAGAGCGCGTCCGTGGCGCGGGCGGAAAACTGGATGACCGCGGACAACGTCAGTTCTGTGGACGGCGGGGGCTCTTCCCCGGCGCCCTCCTGCTCGCGGTTCTGCGGTGCGTCGTTGCCGCGATCGGCTTCGACTTCATCCAAATACCCCTGCGCCTCGCCGGCCCACGTCGACATTGACGTTTCGTCGATACCGATCAGCTCGATAATGTCGGTCGCGAAGCTGCGCCGGCCGCCTTCGTCCAGCCGCTCAGCCAGGTTGCCGAAGGTTTCGGGCTCACTGAGTTTTAGTTTCAGTTCGGGCAGGTCGCGCATGGAGCCTCGCGTAAGACAAAATGTATGACATGTCAAGGGCCTACGGTAGCACTATTTGACGAAAATCACATCTTTGTGCTAATCAGTACAATACTCGCCGGCCTGCAAAGGGCTTTTCCAGGCCACCGATCAAAAGGAGAACCCCCTTGCAAGTTATCGATCGCAGCCTCCAAAGCAGTCAATATTGGCCGGGACTTTTTGCCCTTTTTGGCCTCGATTACGAACGCCTCCAGCCGATCTACACGCAGTTCTACGACGCCAAGCCGAGCGAAAAGGCGTTCGAAGAGTTCATGACGGAGCGCGCCGGCCTGGGTCTCGCCGTACAGCAGCCGGAACTGGAGCCGGTGCAGTTCGACACCCCGAACGAAGGTTATCGCACGCAGGTCACCATGGCGTCGTACGGCCTCGCCGTGGCGATCTCCCGCGAAGCCAAAGATGACAACCTGTACGAAGACGTCGGCAGCCGCATGATGAAGGAACTGGCCTTCAGCGCCCGGCAGACCGAAGAGTACATCGCGCACGCGCCGCTGCAGGTTGCCGGCGACGCCGTGAACGGCCTTCGCGCGGACGGCGTGCCGCTGATCTCGCCGAGCCATCCGACCGCGACCGGCCTGCAATCCAATATGCTGGTTTCGGCCAACGTGTCGGAACTGGCGTTCGAAAATGCGGTCATCCAGATCAGCTACGCACGCAACGGTCGCGGCTTCGTCATCAACGTGCTGCCGAAGCGCGTCATCCTGTCGCCGGAGAGCGGGCCGGAGACCCGGCGCATCCTCGGATCGCCGCTGCAGTGGAATGCGCAGACCAACAACATCAACGTACTGCGCGCGACCGGCGCTCTGCCTGAAGTCGTTGAAACGCCCTACCTCGTCGACAAGGACAACGACTTCATCCAAACGTCGTAGCAGGACAAGGACAACGGCCAGGGCTTCACGTTCTGGGAACGCTCTCAGCTCGAAACCCGCGAAGACAGCAATTGGGCCAACCAGGCGTCGCTTATCGCCATGTGGTTCCGGTGCGCGGCCTCTGTGATCGACTTCCGCACGGTCTTCGGCAGTCTGGGCGCCGACGCCGTCTAGACAGACGTCAGGAAGTGTGTAATACAGGAAACCAGACGACGCGTGGGGACCCCGACTGGAGTTCGGGCGGCTATTCAGTTAGCCGTAGCTGAGGGCGTAGCGCCACGCGTCGTTGCCCTCCTGGGGCGTTTCCTCCCTGCTACCAGACTTGACGGCCCCGGGTTGCCGATGACCGGGGCCGTTCTTTCTGATAGGGTCCGGTCATGAAGACGCGACCAAAGCACAAACAAAAGCGACGTTGGCGCCCGCGAGCGCGCATGCCTGCGCACGTCGCGCTCAGCGTTGTGGACGAAGAAACCCCGCGCGAAGAAGACCAGTACGACATGGTTTGGTTTAACTGGTGGGAAGACTGGTGACCTACGGCACTCACACCCCCAAGCCGAAATTCCGCTCCGCGGAGACGTGGGCGGCGTGCAGCCGATGCAATGCGCGCGTGGCCTATTCGACATTACGACGGGAGCGGCTGACGGGGCTGCTGGTGTGCTCCAGCGCATCAGGGCGCGCCGTGCGGCCGTGCTGGGACCCCTGGCCGGCGGTGTACGATTTCCAAGCGTATCCGGACAAGTCGATCGAACCGCCGCCGGAGCCGCTGCCGCTGCGCTACAATCTTGACGCCATCTGGGGCAACGGGCCGGCGGAGGGCACAACCGCTGTTTTCGCCAACGCGCCGAAGCCCGCGCCCGACGACGCGACGCGGCTGCAGGCGTTGCTGACGTCGGTACCCTACTACGCCAACACAGGCAGGTCGGCGGCGTTCACCGCACCCAACCCGCCGTTGTCAGTTCGCATCGCGGAGGTGTCCACCATCAACCCTGCGAACTACGATGGCACTTTCTTGCCGTCCAGCTCCGTCCGTACGGTACTCCCGCCGAACGAAGCAACGGAGCTTTCCGACGTGACGCGGACGGACAGGGATGTTTCGGACGCGCTTTGGTCGCCGCCGTGGTCGGCCGTGAAAGGGATTTGATGACGACCGCCGCCCAGATCATCGCCAACGCGCTGCACCTTTTCGGCATCATCGACATGACGGAAGATCCGGGGCCGCAAGATATCGCGAACAACGTCATCGTGCTTAACAATCTGCTGCGCGCGGAGATGGTCGACGGCGCTGTGCAATTCCTGATGAAGACCGAGAACGTGACGCTGCCTGCGGGCGTGAGCGGCCAGATTTATCGCTTTTCGATCGGCACCGGGAGCACGAACTATCTGTTTCAGCGCGACGCGGTCGCCGTCAAGGCGATCTGGTTGAACGATATCAGCGTGACCGTAAACCGGGAGACCCGCCAAGCACCTAAGCCTGACGTCGTGCGCACGACGTTTCCGGGCATGATCACGAAGTGGCATCAGGAACGGCAGTCCGATGGTTCGATACTGGTGACGGCGTGGCAGCCCCCGCGCGTCGCGGCGCAGGCGCTGATTGAGTACGGCGGCCGGCTGCCGCCGATTACGACCGCAGACGGGAGCGACGTCGTAGCGCTGCCGCCGGAAGGCATCCACGACGCGGAATTGCTGCTTGGGCTGACCGCGTGCCCCTCCTACGGACGCGTTCCGGATCAGCTCTTGACGCAACGCGCGATGGCTGTTGACGCGCGCTGGCGAGACTGGAGCCGTGGTCAGCAGTGGTTGCGCATGGTCAGGAGCTGACAGAAATGGGCTTGGGCATCATCGTTTTGGGCGGTCCAATCCCGCACGCAACTCGGCTCACACTGGTATGTGACAGCGAGCACGTATGGCCGCCGACGTGCAAAGAGTTTGAGCATCCGGACGGCTATGTCGGTCAGTACAAAGCCGCGATGGCCACGGGCTGGAAAGCTTCTGTGCTGAATGGCGCCCGCGTATTCTACGGACCTTGTTGTTCCGGCAAGATCACTGCGGAGACCGTCGATTAATGCCGCCCCTCAACATTCTTGGCTCGTTCGCAGACCCACTCAATCTGGACCAGGGCGCCGGCAAGCTCGTGAACGTGCGCGTGGTGCCGCGCGACCCGAAAGAGACCAAGCCGGCGGGCGTGCGCTTCGTCGGCGCGCCGGGACTGACGCCTGTCAGCAAGCCGTCGTCGGCGCCGTGCATTGTCATCGCCGTTGCGCTGGGAACGATCTGGACCGGGCATGCAGACGGCTCGATTTACTATGGCGTAGAGACGCCGTTTCCAACTCTTGCAGGTACCGTCGCCGTCGACCCAACACTACCCGTTATCCGCTTCGCGGAAGATCGTACGGCGCTCGCGATTGCGTCGAATGGCAACCTGCTGAACCCGAAAGTGCCGCCGTTGGCGGGCACCGGCTACACGGCCACGCAGGGTACGGGTGTCGTCAACGCCGGTTTTGATGCGTCGATCAATTTCGACCCGTCGACCGTAGCCGAGCTGGACAATATGACGCTGTGGTCTGGCGCTTCGAACTTCTACGCCAACCAGGATGCCAAGGTTTACCGATCGCAACCGCTCCAGCCAGGCAACGTGCTGCCGAACAGTTTTGGCACCAAGGAAGCGCGACCGGACAAAGTCGTGGATCTGGC